CATACCAAACCTCGATCCGCAGTTTTTTTGGGGCGGTGATACGTGGCGCAGTATTACGGCTGGCGATGTCGAGAAGCAGCCGTACCTCTACCACTGGATCGTATACGCCTGCGCGCAAGTAATCATCCGCAACGTCGCCCGCCTATCGAAGGTACTCGTCAATAAAGAGAACGAAGAGCAGATCAAGAAGCACCAGTTTCTTACCGTGCTCGATAATCCGAATCCGTTCATGTCGCGCACCGCATTCTTCGAGTCGATCCTTGGTCATCTTCTTCTCCCAGCGGGGAACTCGACCGATCTATCTGCCGGTGGTGGGCAGTGTTTCATTATCTGCGACAGCGGAAAAGAAGATCCGCACGTTGATCTTACCAGCGGGCAGATACCAGCCATGATGTTCCCGTATGGCGATGACCGCGTAACGAAGTGGATGGAGAACAAGAAGTTCAAAGGATGGAAACTTCGCATCAGCGATGCAGAGAAGTACGAGTATTACCTGCCGAACCAGATTATCCGCATCGCACAATTCAATCCATACGATTGGCTGGCAGGCGTGTCCGCCATGTCGCCAGGACAGATCGTGCTATTGCAGGATGTCAAGGCCGATCTATGGAATAGCCGCACGTTCGAGAATGACGCGGTTCCCGGCGGCGTTCTGCAAAGTGAATCCATCATACCAAAAGAGATGGCCGAAGAGCTTCAGCGTCGATGGCATCAGAAGTATGGTGGGCCAGGGAACGCACGACGTATCGCAGTTCTCGGTGCTGGTCTAAAGTTTCAACAGATTGCGGTGAATGCGAAGGACATGGAGTTCGTCAATCAGAAAACGAACATCCGTAAGTCGTTCCTGTCATTGTTCGGGCTGAACGAAATCGCACTCGGTAACTACGAGCAGATCAATTACGCGACTATCGTCGAGGGTCGCCGCATGTTGTGGGAGGATACATATCTCCCGCTCGATGAGCGCATCAATGAGGCATTCACTAATCAGTTTGTCAAGTGGCTCGACCAGCCGCGCAATAATCTCGAATTGAAATCCGACCTAACGAAGGTGCCTGCTTTACGCCGCGACATGAAGGAGCCGATCGCGAATGCGAAGGTGCTTTACGATATGGGCGCTCCGTTCATGCTGGCGTGCAGTATATCCGGCGTACCATTGCCGAAAGACGTTGAGCAGAAGTACCCATGGCTGAACGAGAAACCGGCTCCCGCGCCGTCACCGTTTGGGCCTTCTCCCAGCGAAGAGGAAGAAGGCGAGGAAAAGCCCGAAAAGCCGGAAGGTGAGAAATCGATCCGCGTCAAGCACAAGCGCAGTAATGAAGAGCTGACCAAGATCGCGGATGATTACGTCGAGCGCGTGCTCGCCCCCGGTGAGTCCTATTTCCTGAAGCGCCTGCAACGCCTGTTCATCACCCAACGCAATGCGATGCTCGACAAGGTAGATGCATGGCTCGCGAAGAACAAGATGGTGAAAGCATCTGTTCCATCGAATGTCGATCCGAGCCTGTTCGTTCTTTCGTCCATCAAGGAAACGGAAAAGCTCGTAAAGATTTACCGCGACTTTACGAAGGTGCAACTCGGCAAGGAACGTCAGCGGTTGATCGAGGAACTGGGGAAGGACAAGATACGATGGAACGTAACCGATCCGCTGATCGATCGTTATGTCGACAGGCGTAAGAAAGACCTGCTCGCTATCAACGATCTGACATTCGCCAAGGTGAAAGAGAAAGTCGCCGCATCCGTCGCGGAAGCGGTCAAGGAAAACAAGACGGTCGTCGAACTCGCGGCCGACATCAAGGAAGATATCACGGATGTCGGGGAGATAAGTTCCCGCCACGCCATGACCATCGCCCGCACCGAAACACAGATCATATCCGGTGATGCGCGATACGGTGCTTTCCAAAGCGCGGGTATCGAGTTCACGCAATGGGTTACTTCCAGCGATGACAAGGTTCGCGACTCGCACATGCGTGAGGGTGCAGGAAGTCCCGTCCCGCTGGGTGATCCGTTTCCCGTTACCGGATTAAAGTTCCCCGGCGATACGAGCACCGGCGAATTGGAAGAGTTCATAAACTGCCGCTGTGTGGCCATCCCGGTCGCACCGGAAGATGTGGAGGGTTGATATGCAGTCATTCAACAAACAGATCAAGAAACGCGCGGAGGTTGCTGCTCCTGTCGTTATAAAAGAAACGGCACAGACGCCAGACAAGACGCAGGAGCGCACCCCGCCGGTTCCCAAGAACAGGGCGATACTTTTTTCGATGAGTGGTTTCCATGTGGGCTGATATCATTATCATCTTTTTGCTCATTTTCATTGTTCTTGCCGTCGGCGGGTTGTCGGCGCGTATTCGAACTATCGAGGAAAAGAAAGCGATCGTCGGAGAGGTTCGAACTATCGATATTCAGGTAAATTCAGAGAAAGCAATGCGGGAAATCGATCTCTTATCCCAGCGTGCGGACGTTTTGATTCAAAAGATCAAGATTATCAACGGCGTACCAGAAGAGGGCAAGCATAAGGAGCCGGTATATGGAGCTTGACAAGACGGTAAAGCAAACCAATCGCTCGTTCGGAGCGGTTGGAGTCAAGGGACGGGTCGAGATGAGCGCGGATGAATGCAAAGCCCTCTGTGAGTCCGCTGGAAAAGAATACCTTTCGGGGTATGAAAACCGCGTGATGAGGTATGTCATCACCTCCGAAACGCAGGACAGGTACGGCGATATCGTTCGCGTTGCCGGGATCAAGCTCGACAATTACCGGAAGAATCCGCAATTTTTGTACGCGCACCAGCACGGTGACCTCCCGATCGGATGCGCGCTGCGCGTGAATACCGAAGAAGTGGCGAAGACAATGATCGCGCAGGCCATGTTCCTCGATGATCGCGTGGATACGTCCGGGAAATCCGATATCGTATATAAATTCGCCGCATCGGGTTTCATGCCGGGATGCTCGATAGGATTCATGCCGCTGAAGATCAATCGTCCCACGTCACCGGAAGAGCGTAACAAGCTCGGGCTCGGAGAATACGGCGTAGAGTTCCTCGAAAGCGAACTGCTCGAATTCTCGGCGTGTCCTATTCAGGCGAATCCGGACGCGCTGACCGCGTCATTCAAATCGATCGACCTGAAATCGAGCATGGTGACGAAGCAGGATCTTGTCGCCGCTGAAAAAGCCGCGATGTTCGACGGAGAATATCTCTCAGCGGTGGAACGGGCGATCGATGGTGACAAGCCGGTCGTGTTCGACATGGCCGCATTCACCAATGAGTTGGAAAAACTGAAGAAAATTAGTTCGGATACCTTGAACGCGGTACAGCAGGTTCTCGAAGCCGTGAACGCAGTCACCGCCGCCTCTGAATCAATCCAGAAGGCCGCGCAGGTGAATGTCGAAGAGCGCGCCAAGGAAATCAGCGTGTATCGGCAGTTCGAAGTACCCGGATTTTGACGGGCCAACAAAGGAGAATGGGGATTCTCATGGAACTGAAGGAGTTTGAGGACAAACTCATGGCGCACAAAACCGCCATCGAGGCACGGGTCCAAGAGATCGCGAAGGCGACAGGAGACACCGCGAAGGCCGAAGTCGAGAAACTTCGCACCGAGCTGTCCGATGTCACCAAGACCATCACGAACGTGCAGGAGCAGATGCGTCTCGCATCCCAGCGCGAGGTTCCCGGTCTGAAGGGTTCGCCGGAAGCGAAGAAGTTCGATTTCGGTATGGCCGTTCGGGGCGTGTACCTGTCCGAGATGCGGTCGAAGGGTTCTTTCACTGGTGATCCGTGGAAGGGTGCGGAACCGGAGAAGGAAATCATCGACTCGGCAACGAAGGCACGCGGCGCGGAACCGGTCACGCGCACGACCGCGATCGGCGGCGAAGGAACGCTCGGCGGATATCTGATCCCCGAAGAGATTTCCAACGAAGTGATTGATCTCGCGATCGCGGACATGCCGATCATGGCGCTCGGTCCGACTGTGATCCGTGGCCTCGTCGGCGACCTGCCGATGGCGAAGCTGACCGCCCGTCCGACAGCCTACTGGGTCGGCGAGACCAGCAAGCCCACGGCGAGCAACGCGACGTTCGGCCAGTTCACCCTCCGTCCGAAAAAGCTCGGTGCCTTTACGGTACAGAGCAATCGGCTGATTTATCAGTCGAGGGGCGTGAGCGATCAGATCATCCGTCAGGAGCTTGCCAACGCCATCGCATTGAAGCTCGAAGACGGGCTGATCAATGGTCTCGGTTCGGAGCAGCAGCCGAAGGGCATCCTGAATCATACCATCGCAGCCGCGAAGGCACTCGCCGGGACACGGGCGAAGGTCGACACGATGAGTGCGATGGTGCAGTATCTGGATGTGCGGAACGAGTACAAGAACGGCGCGGGGAATTTCGGCTGGCTCATGCGGCCGGAAGTGCTCGGCGGGGTCAAGCGGGAACGGGTGGTTCAGTACAGCGGTCAGGCGCAGGCCGACGGCGCTCCGCTTCTGGCCATGAACCTGCTGATGACGAACAAGTTGCTGGAAGACCAGCTCGGTCATGCTATTCGCACGACCACGCTCCTTTCCGGCACCGAGTCGGCGGGATCGTCCACAACCAGCTCGACCATCATCTTCGGGAACTGGCGGTATTTCCGCGTCGGTTTCTGGCGCGATCTGATCCTCAAGGCATCGGATATCGCCAGCGATGGTTCCAGCGGCTCCGCGTTCCTCGATGACAGTCTGTACATCGTGGCGTTCCAAGAGGTCGACTGTGCGGTGGCGCGTGAGACCGCGTTCTGCAAGGCGACCGGTGCGGAATGCACGGAAGCGAACTGGTAAGCATGAAACGGTGATCGACGAGGGCCGGTTTCTTTACGGAGTGTAACATGAGAGGCAAAATCGGAGAAGATACCCTTGCCGTTGTCATGCACAGGGCGCAGGTACTGAGCCCCGGCACCGCGACGATGGGGGACATCGTGGACACGAAGGACTACGATGAGGCGATGATCATCCTCAACGTGGGAAATGCGAATAGCGTCAGCACGCTGGGCGCATACCTGTACGAGTCCGCGCAGAAGACGACTGACTCGATGGTGCGGGTTACGGGCGCGGCGTTCACCCTCGTGAACAGCGCGGCAACCGCCCAGCGTGTCGCGGTCGGTAACATCAAGACGAAGAACTACAAGCGGTTCCTCCAGCTCCGGCTCGAAGCCGGTGGCGCGGCGGGTGCCCCGACGATCTGCGCTTCGGCGACTGCCGTCCTCGGCAAGTCCGACAAAGATCCCGGAGACGACGCCCAGACGCTTGCGTTCGACCTTGGTGACTGATGAATAAGGAGCGGTGCGGTAACCCTTTGCTCCTTCGTAATAGCCCTCACTATTGTGTTGAACACTGGGGCCGCACCGCTTCTTTTTGAAAGTAGGAAATGATGGATCTGACAAGCTACATGCGGATG